GAGGAAGATGGCAGATCTCAGATTGTTGATCGGTCTCTACACGATTCGGTCAACCAGGTCTTACCGGCCTTGATGCGGATCTTCTTTGGATCAGAGAAGGCAATTTCCTTCACACCTCGCAAACTCCAGGACGTGCCTTTCGCAGAACAGGCAACCGACTACGTCAACTATTTGTTCCGGGACAAGAACAACGGTTATCTGGTGATGAGTGACGTGCTCCAGGATGCACTGATCAAGGGTCTCGGAGTAGCCCAGGTCTATCACGATGAGCGATCGAGCACCCAGACGAGAGAGCTTTCTTCTGTGGGTCCAGATGCTCTAGCGTACATTCAGCAGCAGGGTCAGTGGCAGATTGTCAATTCCCAGCAGAATGAGGATGGGACTTTTGACCTGGACTTGGCCAAGACCGAGATGACAAGCGAGATCGTGATCGAGAGTGTCCCTCCGGAGGAGTTCCTGATTGATCGGTACGCAACAGATGAGAATGATTGCAAGCTGGTGGCAAGACGACAGCACTTGAGGGTCTCGGACCTCGTCGAGATGGGCTATCCGCTGGAGAGTTTCAAGGACTACGTTGGGCCAGACCAGGAGTACAAATCAAATGAGGAGTGGCTCCTCCGTAACCCGAGCCACCGCTTTGTCCAGGAAGACGACTCTGACTTTTCGAACCGGGAGATCATCTACACTGAGAGCTATGTTCGCGTAGATGTCGATGGTGATGGGAAGCGTGAGCTCCGGAAGATCTGCACAGCGGGAACCAGTCACAACATCATCAACAACGAACCGGTTGATGAGCATCCGTTTATCCTGTTTAGGATGCAGCCTCTCCCGCATTCCTGGGAAGGGACCAGTTTGTATGACGAGGTTGGAGATCTGCAACGGATCCGCTCGGCCCTGCTGAGATCTCAGCTTGATGCCTTGGCGCTGGCTGTAAATCCGCGCCTCGGCTACTTGGAAGCGGCAGTGGACGTGGACGATCTGCAGGATACGTCGATTGGAGCTCTGATTCCGATGCGGCAGCTAGGAGCAATTCAGCAGATCGAGGTCCCGAATGTTGGGAGCCAGGTCTTCCCGATGTTGGAGTACCTGGACAAGATTGCAGAGAGTAGAACCGGGATCAGTCGCGCCTCACAGGGTTTGGAAGCAGAACATCTCCAGAGCACAACAAGAGCAGCGGTAGAGATGCAACGAGGAGCAGCCGAGGCGAGGTTGGAGTTGATTGCTCGCAACCTGGCTGAAACCGGTATGCGTCCGATGTATGAGAAAATTCTGAGGCTAGCCACCTACCACGGTAGTGCAGAGGACATCTACCTGATCCGAGGGCAGTATGTCCCGGTAGATCCCACTCAGTGGCCCAAGATGAGTGCTCGAGTGTCCCTTCCCTTGGGAGGCTTGGACACCCAGAGCAAGATTGCCACCTACCAGATGATTCTGGCAGAACAGGAGAAGGTGATCCAACTGCTTGGGGTCCAGGACAACCCACTGACGAGTCTCCAGCAGTGGCGGGAGACGATGCTCAGGATGCTGGAGCTCCAGGGGATCCACGATGGAGCTCGTCTCTGGAACGATCCAACCGAAGCGATGCAGGCGATGGCACAGCAACCTCCGGAGGAGCCTGAGAAAACGCCAGAGCAGATGTTGGCAGAGGCAGAGGTCCAGAAGAAACAAATGGACGTGATCCAGCGCCAGGTCGAGATGAAGCGCAAGGACGACCGGGAGCGTGATCAGCAGGAGATTGATTTGTTCCTCAAGATCCGCGAGCTCGAGCTCAAGCACGGAGTGCCAATTGATCCAACGCCCATTTACCAGATGCTTTCCCGCAATCGGGAGCTCTCCAAGATCACTGAGGCTGCAGAGGCCCAGCAGTATGAGCAGAGACTACAACCACAGCCAGGGATGAACTGATGGCCAGAACACGCTACGGAGCTCGTAGACGACCGGTTGAGGAGCGCAGCGATCCACTAGCAGCCCTTGGTAGTTTTCTGACAGACCTGGGGATGGAGATGTCTCCAGCAGTAAACGCCTACCGGGCTGGGGAGTTCAGTAAGGAGTACCCGGTCACTCCGTTCGCAACGGCTGGGGACCGTTTCCGCAATATGCTCCAGGAGCCTGAGTATCAGCGTTACCTCGACAACATCGCCAGTGCTGGGATGGGAGCCACAACCAAGGCAACAAAGGTTGGCAAGGCTGCAAGGCCAAAAAAAGTTCGCAAATTAGGAGGCAGTTTTAAAGATGTGCCAATATTTAACCCTTCTGAGCATATTGGGAAGACGATTGCCCCAATAGAAGCAGATCTGACTGCAGGAAGTCGATATTTCACAGGGGTTGGCAGTTCTAAGATTGATGCCCCAGAGCCTTTATTGGGAGGCCCTGAGTATGTTGTGCAGGAAGGTCGAGTTGCTCAGTCTCTCGATCCTCAGAAGCGAGCAAAGATTGCAGAAGCACAGACTAGGGATTTGCCAGTCCCAACATTTATGCAGGAGGTGGGTCAGCCTCGCAAACCGGCTGAAGCAATCTGGGCGGCAAGGAAAAGTGATTTAGTAGGTGGCCAAGGGAAAAAGGCGGACTATATTACAGTCCACGCTATGAACCCAGATAGTCATCAGTCCAACCAGTCTGTGATGAATGCTACGCTGAAGCAGTTGGCCGCATATGTGCGAGACAACCGATTGACTTCTGAACAAATAAAAGATTTAGACGATTTGATTCAGAAAAAAGTACCAGAGTTCCCAGGGTTGCAGAATCCTGATGTGTTCAAGATTACTGATCAGTTGAGCTTTGATAAACGTGCAGAAATTTTAAAGACTTTGCAGTCTGCTAAAGCCACTGACGCAGGCTCTCCAGCGGCAAAAATTGTTCGAGATACTTTAAGTGATGAATTTGCTGGAGCACAGAGACACCAACCGATGTTGGTGATGAAGCCGTATCGTGATGCAGATGGGAATCTGATCCCTCTCGAGATGGGCAAGGATGTACTAGGGGAGCATCCATCATACACAAAAACATTTGCTGGTGAGGTGGTAGGAAGATTTGCTGCTCCAGTAAAATCAGAGTCATTGTACCCTGAGTTTTATGGCTCACGACGAGCGGCAGGAATGCCAGAGAGGGATATCAATTATGTGTTTGGATCAAGAGACTACCCACTGCAAACGATCACTCCAGAGATAGCCTCCTCTATTCGCTCTCAACCGTTTCAGTATATTCAATCCCCAAGACAGGCACGATTAGCGACAGATGCAGGGCTAGGCAACTGGCGAGTGATGAGCGGCAAGCAGACGAAAGGCGCTGCAGACTTTAATCGTGAATTGACGCTATCTCCAGCTTCTTCTACTTTGACTCGGTATGATGGACAGAACGGAAGAATGACTATGAAGGATCTGAACAAGATGATCAGGTCTGGGAAGATGTCATTGTACTCTTTGGGAGAGAACGGGAAAATTGGGTTTGGATTAAAGCGAGAGACAAACTACAACAGCGAGTATGGGCTCAAGAACCCACTGTTTGCGAATGATGATGTTGCCATTGTTAGTGTCTTTAATAATGAAAAAGGTGCGAGAGGAGTTGCAGGTCCTGGCACAATGTTAGAAGCACTACGGCAAGGTGGGAATGTTCTTGATGCTTTCTCGGTTCCAACGGCAAAAAACCCCAGAGGATTTCTTCCTGATACTTATGAAAAATTTGGTTTCGAAGTAGTCGAAAGAATTCCGTTTAACAAAGAATTTTATACTAAACAAGAAGTTGACGATCTGGTAGACTATTGGAAAAGTACAGGTTGGGATGAATCTCAGGGAATGCCTGAGATCGTTGTAATGAAATACACCGGAGATCCAGATGTTAGACAAAACCCAGTCAGAACTTTTTTTGAACAGGGTCGAATCGGTTCTGCAGGAAGAGTTGAGAACATCGACAGATCAGCAAGTAGCAGTCTTGTTAGACGGGCTAGACGAGCTTCTGAATCGGTTCCAACCAGAGCAGATAACCGACTTAATGATCCAGGGGCAGTGGGACGTAGCAACCCACCTGCATCCCGTGGACGGTTCGCTGGCTTATTAGATGAGATTGCGTCACTATCCCCTACTGACGCATTCAACATAGACCTCCCCGCTTCAGACATCTCTTCTCTCCGCTCTCTTCTTTTTGGCCCTTAAAAAATAATCTAAGTAATTTCAATTTATGAACAACGAGCAAAAAACAATCGAATTAGGACTACAAGCCCGAGAGTTATTAGCCTCTGAAGCGGTGCGGGAAGCATTCGCCCGAATGGAAGAGGAACAGTTACGAATCATTCGGTGGAGTGCTCCGGAGAACACCCAGGAGCGAGAAGCAGCGTATCTACTTTTGAGGTCACACCGTCTGCTCCAGGAGCAGTTTGATGTGATGATAAACCGAGGCAAGCGAGCGGAGGCCAACCTCCCGCAAGCGGAGCCTACAACCAAAGCAACACGCAAGAAACGGTAGTAAATGGAAGATGTAGTATTAGAGCAGGAACAAGCCGCTGAGGCATTCAGTGCTCTGATCGGAGATGTTCCTCCGGAAGATACAGAAGAAACAGTCAACGAACCGGCTGCTGAGGAAACCGAAGAGGAAGAAGTAGAAGAGGACGAGGCGGACCAGCCCGAGGACTCTGACGAAGTTGAGGAAGATGAGGAAGATGGGGACGAGCTCTTCACAGTCAAGGTAGGTGATGATGAAATCCAGGTCAGCCTGGACGAGCTCATCAACGGCTACTCAAGACAGAGCGACTACACCCGGAAGACTCAGGCGATTGCCGAGCAACGCAGAGCGGTCGAGGAACTTGAGCAGCAATATGCTCAACAAATCCAGGCAGTTCAGCAGATTGCTCAGAGGCTGCAACAGCAGCCAGAGATCCCAGAACCCAATATTGATTGGCAGCGTCTCTACGACGAGGACCCGATCGCCTGGGTAAGGGAGAGAGAGTTAGCGAGAGATCGACAAGCGCAGCGAGACATCAGAGCTCGAGAACTGCAAGCGGTCGCAGCGGAACAGGAGAGGATGCAGCAACACCAGTTCGCTCAAGCCCTGGAGGGACAGCGTCAACTGTTGACAGAGCTCATCCCAGAGTGGAGAGACCCAGACACTGCAAAGGCCGAAAAGGCTGCGATCAGAGAGTTTGCAGTCAAGGAACTCGGGTTTTCTGACGAGGATATTCGGCAAGCCTATGATGCCCGAATCGTCAGTGCTCTGAGAAAATCCTGGCAGTTTGCCCAGGGGTCCAAACAGGTAGAGAAACAAACAAAGGCATCTACCTCGAAGCCAGCAGCAAAACGAGGACGATCCTACAAGCCCGAGGGGCGAGGACCCAGCAACGCACACAAGCGTTTTGCCAAGTCGGGATCGATGGATGACGCTGCCCAGCTATTCGATGAGATGTTTGGCTAAAAATTTTACCCTGGAAGGGTAATCGTAATAATTAGGATTATTATTATGGCAGTTATCAGTAATGCAGTAACCACCTACGCGACCAAGGCCGCAACCGGTGGATCAGAACACCCTGAAGACGTTAGTACAATTTTGTACAATTTAGACCCCAGCGATGTGCCCATCGTGTCTGCAGCAGGCAAAAGCAGACCGATACATAATACGCTATTCGAGTGGGTGCAGGAGACTCTAAGCGATCGTGATGATACAGCGGTCTTGGAAGGCGATGAGACGACTCGTGCAGCGAGCTCTCTAACCAGCCGCTCAAACAACGTAGCGATGATCCTTTCCAGGAACGCCACGACGACAGGGACCCAAGAGGCCCTTCGCAATTTTACGAAGAGCAGTCAAATGGGTCATCAGATGGCCCGGAAGAGCAAGGAGCTCAAGCGAGATGTCGAGTTCGCAATTACCAGAAACAAGGCCAAAAACGTTGGTGCTGCTGGTACGGCTCGTCAGACCGCTACGCTGATCACCTGGTTCTCTGACACTGCAAAGTTCAACTCAAATGCAGATGCAGGATCCACGGCAGCAACCGGTGACGGTAGTGACACCTGGACTCGTTCTGGGACCACCAGAGCGGTCTCCGAGGCCCAGATCAACGGGGTGATGGAATCCATTTATGATAATGGTGGGGATCCTACGATGATGTTTGTGTCTCCAGGTCATAAAGTGGATATCTCAGCCTTTACCGGGAGAACCAACACTCGGGAGATGGTGCAAAAAGGTACAGTTGGAAGTCCGATTTCAATCTACGCTTCTGACTTTGGCGACATAAAGGTAGTTCCTTGTCGGACGTTGGGCAAAGGTGCAGCGGCAGATGCAAACAAGGACATCTACATTTTAGACCCCAGCCACTACCGCTTGGCGATGCTTCGCAACTATACCACTTTCGAACTTTCGAGAATTGGAGATGCGACTAGTCGCCAGATACTCGTTGAGTTTGGACTTCAGGTAGACAACAGCCAGGCCCACGGTCTGATCACTGACTTGACTACCTGATAACCCTAGCGCCCGAGGGTCAAACCTCGGGCATCTCATATGATTCACAGAACGATACTAGACCACACCGGCAACGTGTTGAAGGAAGTCGTCAGCGAGACGGCTGACGAATCCAAGATACATTACGTGATCCGAGAGGACCTCGAGCCTCTGATCAAGCAAGCCAAGTTCGATCGGGAGAACCTCAATATGAAATCCTCGATGAGACCGGTGGCTCACATTCCTGCAGCGGTTGCAGATCAGATGTTTCGAGATGGCTCCCTCAACGATCCAAAAGCCTTGAAGAAGTGGCTGAACGATCCCAGTAACAAATGCTTCCGAGTCTGGGAAGGACGGGTATGAACACCTACAGCGAGCTTCTGACAAATATCGGAACCTGGCTCAATCGGAGTGATCTGACGACCTACGCTCCAACATTTGTGCAGCTTGCCGAAGCCCGGCTCAACCGGGTGCTGAGGACCTCCTCGCAGTACACCAGGAGC